AGTCGTTCACCTATGGCGGCACGCAGTATCCGCTCGGGTTGCAGACGTCGATGCCGGAGCAGAAATCCGAGTCGATCGCCACCGATTTCGCCGGTTACGTCGAGGGCGGGTTGCGTACCAACGGCATCGTCTGGACGTGCGCGAATGTGCGTATGCAGGTGTTCGCACAGGCCCGTTTCATGTTTCAACGCATCCGCAAGGGTCGTCCCGGCGACCTGTTCGGCAACGCTGGTCTTGCCGTGCTCGAGCAGCCGTGGCCGGGTGGCACGACGGGTGACCTGCTCGGTCAGATGATCCTTCACGCCGATTTCGCCGGTAACGCCTACGTTGTCCGTGACGACAAGAACAATCTCGGTGTGTTGCGGCCCGACTGGGTCGACATCGTCCTTGCTGAACGAAGGTTCAACGGTCGTCCGATCGGCTACGAGAAGGTTGGTTACGCCTATTTCGAGGGTGGTTACCGGGATCGGCGGCCTGTCGGTCTGGCACCGGGTGACGTCGCCCATTTCGCCCCGTACCCGGATCCGTTGGCGTCGTTCCGGGGCATGTCGTGGCTGACGCCGGTGGTCCGCGAGGTTGTCGGCGACAAGGCGGCGTCGGTCCACAAGGTCCGCTACTTCGAGAATTCGGCGACGCCGAACATGGTCATCTCGGGGGTTCCGGCGAAAGATCCGGTCGCCTTCGAGAAGTGGGTCGACACGTTCGAGGCCGGCCACAAAGGCGTCGACAACGCCGGCAGGAACCTGTATTTGACGGCCGGTGCCGATGTCACTGTTGCCGGTTCAAACTTTCAGCAGCTCGACTTTCGGGCGGTTCAGGGTGCCGGTGAGACGAGGATTGCTGCGGCGTCGGGGGTTGGGGCGATCATCGCCCAGTTCTCCGAGGGGATGCAGGGTTCGTCGCTGAACGCCGGCAACTACGGGGCGGCTCGTCGCCGTTTCTCGGATATCCCGATGCGTCACGCCTGGCAGAACGTTTCCGGGTCGCTCGAGGTGTTGGTGCCGTCGCCGTCGGATGCCCGCCTCTGGTACGACTCGCGGGACATCCCGTTCCTCCAGGAGGACGCCAAGGACGCCGCCGACATTTGGGCGACGAAGGCGCAGGCGATGTCGACGCTGATCTCGGCCGGGTTCGAGCCCGACACGGTGACGGCGGCGACGGCGGCGAACGACGAGACGCTGCTGACGCACACCGGTTTGCCGTCGGTACAGCTACAGCCCGCCACCCTTCCCGACGCCTTAGACGGGCCCACAGGGGCCAATGGTGACGTTCCAGCGCCCGAGGAGGTGCCTGCATGACCGACACTCTCGAACGGGTGGCCGCGCCCGACGTCCACCTGCGTTCCGACGGGCGCACCGTGTTCGGCATCGTCGTCCCGTTCAACGCCGAAACCCGGGTCGACGACGGCGACGGCAAAGGCCCGTACACCGAGATCATCCGCCAGGGGGCGTTCGCCAAGACGATCCGTGAACGTGGCGACCGCATCAAACTCGTGTTGAACCACGACAAGGTGAACCGACTGCCCGTCGGTGTCGGCCGTCAGCTGGAGGAGCAGCCGTCCGGCCTGTACGGCGAGTTCCATATCTCTGACACCCGTGAAGGCAACGACGCCCTCACCCTGGTTCGTGACGGTGTCGTCGACGCCTTCTCCGTCGGGTTCAATCCGATCATTCCCGGGCCGCACGATCCGCTGCCCCGCTCCAAGATCGTCGAACGCACCGAGGTGCGTCTCGACCACGCCGCCCTCGTCGGGTTCCCCGCCTACGACGACGCCCGGGTGCTCGGCATCCGCTACGACTTCGATGCCGTTTGGTCCGAACTGACCGACGACGAACGCAACGCTTTGGATGAGCTCGACCTGCTCGCCCTTATCCGCAACCAGACCGCCACTTCCGACGAGGCCGCCGATGGCACCTCGGAGGAAGCCGACGACGACGAGCCGCCCACCGACGCAGAGCGTTCGGCCGAGCACTCCGACGCAACACATCAACTGCGATCCGTGCTCGACCGTCACCGCGACATCAGCGAAGTGGCCCGCCGGCTCGCCAAAGTCACAAGGAACTAGACGAAATGGAACTCACCTATCAGCAGGCGGTCAACCGCCTCAAGGACATCAAAGACGAACTGGACCGTCTCGACGGCAAGCCCGAACTCACCCCCGAGGATGACAACTATTGGGGCGAACTGGTCCGCGAATCCGAGGAGGTTGAGGATCACGCCAAGTCGCTGATTCGTCAGGCCGACAGGCAGCGTGTCGAGGCGGCCACCGTCGCTTTCTCGCCCCGTACCGGGTTCAAGGTGGAACGCGGTTCCGACGTCGGGCGTGGCTCCGACGGCGGCGAAATGGACCGTGACTTTCTCGTCGATCCCGACTCGGTGGAGGAGTACCGGTTCCGCAATCCGTGGGATTTGTCGGAGATCCGCACCTTCAATCGCAGCGGCGAAGAGGTCGGCGCCGAGTTGAAGGCACGTGCCGTGTCGGCAATCGAGAAGATGCCATCGATGAGCAACGCCACCCGTGAACGGGCGACATATATCGTCGAGACGTTCGACAACGACAAGGGCGACATCTCTCGTCTCGCCCTGCTCACGTCGACCCCCGCATACCTGCGCGCCTTCTCCAAGGCGGCACGTGGCAAAGAGAAGGCGTTCACCCCGGAGGAGCAGGACGCCGTCACGCGTGCGATGTCGCTCACCGACGCGGCCGGTGGTTTCCTCGTCCCATTCCAGTTGGACCCGACGGTGGTCAACATCACGGCCGGTGTCGCCAACGACATTCGCTCCGTCGCCAGACAGGTCGTCGCTACCGGCGACATCTACTACGCGGTGACATCGACAGCGGTTTCGTGGTCATGGGATGCTGAAGCCGCCGAGGTCTCCGACGACGCGACGACGTTCGCTCAACCGACGATCGCGATTTACAAGGGCGCCGGATTCGTCCCGATCTCGATCGAGGCGATGATGGACGAAACGAACGTGACCCAGACGGTTGCCGACCTGTTGCAGGCCGGCAAGCGCAACCTGGAGAACGCGGCGTTCGCCACCGGCACCGGCACGGCCCAACCTTGGGGCATCGTTGCCGCTCTCACCGGTACCGCTTCGGAGATCAACGCCGCCGCCGACGACACGTTCGCCATCGCCGACGTCTACACGATCGAAGGCGCACTCCCGGCCCGTTACCGTGAGAACGCGTCGTGGCTGGCGAACCACTCGATCTACAACCTGATCCGCAAGTTTGACACTTCCGGTGGCGGCGGCTTCTGGGCCAACATGGCTCAGGGTCAGCCGCCGTCGCTGCTCGGCCGGCGTGCCGTCGAATCCGAGGCGATGGACGGCACCGTCACCACGGCCGGCGCCGTGTCGAACTTCATTCTCGTCTACGGAGATTTTTCGAACTATGTGATTGCCGACCGGATTGGGACCACGGTCGAGTTCCTGCCGCACCTTTTCGCCGTCGGTGGCGGTGGGCGGCCCACCGGGCAGCGCGGCTGGTACGCGTACTTCCGGGTTGGGGCCGATTCCCTGAACGATGATGGGTTCCGGCTCCTGGACGTCCCGTCAGCGGCGTAACCCTTTCGGCGAGGGGGTCGGGTTTCTCAACTCGCCCGACCCCCTCGCTTTCGATCACACAAGGAGGCCCACGTGGCGTTACTCGTTTGCACCGAATCGTTCACCCGTTGGCGTAACGGCATCCCGTCGACCGTCGCTGCCGGTGACGTCATCGATGACAAGGATTGGCGTGTGCAGGGCAAGGCCCGTGACGGCTCGTCGATCGCCTCGCTTTGGTGCGAACCGGCCGAGGCGACAGCGGAACGTCAGAACGAGCCGGTCAAGTTGACGCCCGCCCAGAAGAAGGCCGCGGACAAGGAGGCAGCGAAGGCTGCCGACGACGAGGGCTGACCTGTGACGATCACTGCGGCAGATGTGTGGCAGTGGATGCCGGCGCCGTCGGATCGTTCCGGCACCGACGGCGGCCTGGTGATGGGGCGCATCGTCCACGCCGTCGAAACGTTGTGGCTCGAGCGGTGGTCGACGCTGATCGCCAGACCGGTCACGGTCGCCGCAACCGGCGATCTCGTCACCCTCGCCAACCACCATCTCGCCGACACCACCCCCGTCGTGTTCGGTTTCACTTCCGGTGGCGATCCGCTCGCCGACGGCACCACCTACTACGTCAGGGACGCCACCGCCGATACGTTCAAGGTGGCGGCGACGTCGGGTGGCGCGGCGATCAATATCACGGTCGACGGTGTCGGTTCGGTGTGGGCATCGCCCCGTCCCGCCTACATCGATCAGGCGTTGATCATGCAGGCCGCCGCCCTCTACGACCGGCGTAAGACGTTGAACGGTGTTGTTGCCGGTTCGGAGGCGTTGGGGCCGTTCCGTGTCGGACGGTTCGACCCGGATATCGAGCGGCTGATCGATGACGGTTCGTGGGGAGTGCGGTGAGTCTTTCCACCGTACGCGCCGCTCTCGCCGCCGCCGTCGAATCCGCCCTCGCCGACGATCAGTGGATTGTCACATCGACGATTCCGCTCACCCCCGACAGTCCGGCGGCGTGGATCAGGTTTCCCAACGACGTCCGCCGCCACAACCTGACCGGCGGATTGCAATACGAAATCAAAGTCACGTACTGCGTCACTCTCACCGACGTCGAGCTCGCTCAGGAGGCGTTGAACGCCATCTATGAGCCGGCGTTGTGGGAGAAGATCGAAGCGTACGTGTCGCCGTTGTGGCAGGACATTTCTGTCGTCCAGCTCGACGAGCCGTACCAGATCACTCTCGCCGACGGCTCCCAGATGTTGGCCGTCGACATGCCTATCGACCTTCTCGCCTAGGAGGGACCCTCAATGCCGCCACGCAAACCTGTTGAACCCGACGCGCCCGAGGCCGAGCTCGAACCTGAGGCTGAGGCTGAACTCGACGAGATCCAACCCGGGGAGGGTGGTTATACCCCGCCGCCGGGTGCGGTGCCGTACGTCCTCGACGGCCGCTACGTGACGCAACACGAATACGCCGAATGGGAGCAGGAACAGGCCCGTGCCAAGGCGTTAGCAGATCTCCGAGCCGCTGCCGAAGGGCGCGGAGAACCAATCCCTGAAACCCCTCCGGAAGGAGACTAGGGGTGGCTCCTCCCTTGGGAATGCAGTGGGGCCAGAAGCACTGCAACGTCGCTGATTGTGGTCGGCCACATGACTCCTACGGATTCTGCAAACGGCACGCGATGCGGCTGTTGCAGAACGGTCACCCTTTAGCCGGTGGTGTGGAGCGCGATCACCGCTCACCTGCCGAGCGCTTCTTGTCCAACTTCACGATCGGTGAGGCTGCTGAGTGCTGGGAATGGCGAGGCAACCTGCGACGTGAAGGTAATGCGTTCTACGGGCGCACCACGGTCGGCGGTGGTCAGACCGTCCGCGCTCACCGATTCTCTTACGAGTACTTCGTTGGTCCCATCCCCGAGGGGTTGGTCATCGACCACTTGTGTGAGAACACGCGATGCGTCAATCCGGCGCATCTCGAACCGGTGACCAACTCTGAGAACAGCAGACGCCGTTGTCAGCGCCACCCCGAAACCCTCATACCTAGGAGAAAATAATGGTTGGGCCAAGACAGCTCAAAGGCAACTTCAAGTTGGCCGTAGCGGGCTCGGGCGTCGTCGATGTCGCCTCCTACGTGTCATCGATGCTGCTTTCCACCACCCGTGCCTCGATCACCGTCCCCGCCGTCCTGTCGACTGCACAGTCGTCGACCGTCGCCGGTGAACGGTCACAGTCGATGACGATCCGTTTCCATTCGGATATAACCGCTGCGGCGTTCTGGGCACGCCTCTACTCGGTGATCATCACCGACGACTCGGTGGCTGACTGGGAAGCCAACTGGGAGACGGGGGCGACGTCGCCGGACAACCCGAAGTTCTCCGGCACGAAGGTGCTCAACAACGGGCTCGTCCTGCTCTCGCTCGACCTCGGTGCCGACGTCGGCGCCCTCCGCCAACAGACGATCACCCTGCCGTTGCAGGGCCCCGCGACTGTCGCTGTCGCCTGACCAGGAAGGCCCGAACACATGGCACAGGTATTGATTCCTATCCCGTCCGCTGCGGCGGTTACTCCGGGTGCGGCGGTCGCGCCGGCGACGTCGGAGGTGATCACGGCTCCCGGGTGGAATGTGATCGCCGAAATCATCGTCGGTGGTACGGCGACAACCGTCACCGTCGTTCGTCCCGGCAACATGGCGGCCGGTGACGCCGTCACCGACTATGTCGTCGGTGGTGGCGCGTTGACGTCGACCAGCCGGTTTGTCCGTCTCGGTTCGGAGTATGCCGACCTGGTGACGGGTGCCGTGACAGTCACGTTTTCACAGGTCACCGCCGTCACCTGGCGCATCCTCGTCGTCTGAGTGGCCGGCGAGGAGTTGCGCCGGTTGGCTGCTGCGGCACAGGCGTATCCGCGTGATCTCGTCGACGACGCCGCCGACACGATTGAGGCCGCTGTCACCGATTCGCTGTTGGCCGATACCGGCGGCGACTCGTCGCTGTCGCACGCTCCGGCTGATTTGTCGGTCACGGTTCGGGTGTCGGGGTCGTCGACGGTTCACGGCAAGATCACCGCAGCCGGCGGCACCGGGCAGTGGACGTGGCTGGAGGAAGGCACACAGCCGCACCTGATCGGTTCCCGGTTGCATCCGGGCACGATGGCGAAGGAAACATGGTCGCGGGCGACGACA